AGGGTAGTCAAGAGAACCGAGGAGGGTATTAAATGACACAATTTGAATTTAATTTTAAGTCGCCCAAGGCTGGCCTGTTTAATCAAACGGAGATTCAGGGACGCGCAGCAGCAAACATGGGATGCTGTGGGATATTCGCTTTAAGCAATAGCTTCGGCATCGATATCGACCAAGCCTTTGAATGGTTCAAATTAAACAGAAAAGCGGGCGCAAGATATCAAGGCTGCACCAGCATTAAAAACCGCAAAGACTTTTGCATGGCTCGCGGCCTCGCCTTTGAGGATGTCGAATTAAACAAGCGGCAGAAACTGAAAACGGTCTTAAAGAAACTAGACCCTTCACAACATTACATTATCACAATCACGCGCCACGTTCTTATCTACCGAGATGGGCAAATCATAGACCAGTGTGGAAGCCATGACGCAAGAACTGAGCTTGTCGAGTCAGGCGATGCGAACCGCATAGTCAAATCAGTATGGAAAATATAGGAGGTTACCAAATGACACAATCAATCATCAAAGACATAACACGCTTGCAGAATAGCAAGAACGGAAACCCGCGCTTCCATATCATCATGGAAGACGGAACCGAAGGCACCACAAAAACAGACGCAGGCTGGGCATACGCAATCGACCCTTGGGGATGGAAGGGAAAGAAGGTCAACTATGAATGGAAGGAATACAAGTCAGGGTTCAAGGTTTATGGAGACATTCACGGATACGCCGAGTGCAGCATGGAACAAACTCACAATCTTTAAAGGAGATAAGCAAATGAAAATGACCAAACAACACTACGAATTTTTAACCGATGAAGTCTTGCCACTGATGGCCTCGCCTTCCAGCCTTGAGGAGGTAGCCGACAAGCTCGGGGACACTAACCCTTTGTTTAATCGTGGCGTCTTTATGGCTCGCGCACTGAAGAAGTGGGAAGAAAAGAACATCCCGAAGGCAATGATTGCAGAGCTCGACCAAATGATTGAAGAGGTGACAGCATGACTCGATCGATGAGAGACAAGCAAGCACAGAAAAACTTCGCCGTTGTATATTGGCACGTCGAAGACGTTATGGACGCAGCCCCACACCTGACAGAGGACGCCGCCCGAGCAGTGCTTCACCAACTGGCGGAGCGATACGAGCCAACGCTTGCCTGCATCACGCCCGAGACCGTCGAGAATGTTCTAGAAAATTGGAGGGTATGACGTGGCCGCTTGGATTTATGGAGGTTTCTTTTTCTTGGTCTGGGTTTGTGCGTCCATCATTTACTGGGACGTTACGCGCAACCAAGAAAGAACAAAGATTAAAACAATCGTAAACGTAAAAGGTCATTGGCTTTATGATGAGGTTCAGATAGTGCCAGCATTTATTCGCAGGGAGCAAGACAAGTGAACATCTGGAAACAAACTATAAGCGTTTATATTAACGCGCTGGAGCATGGCGAGCAGCAAGCAAAGGATGCTGCCGCCGCCGAGCTAATGACAATCGCTAACTATCTAAACAAGACGGGCGTTAAGTATCCCGACATCTTGCCAGATTGTAAGCCACAACCAAAGGAATGGAGATAGACCAATGGAATTAATGACAGCAAACGAGTTCTTGCAAGAGGACGGACACGCATTTGACGCGCCGAGCTATGACACAGTGAGGGAAATATTCGACGAGCTATCGCGTGAAACACTGGGCGAGGATACTTTTTATGTAGACTTCACCAGCCACACCCTGACCTATGGCGAAGAGCTAGACCAAAAGATTAGCGCCGAACAATGGGAAAGAATAGGCGACCGATGCGGATTGGTAACGAGCTATGTAAAAAAGATTGCGCTTGATTATGCAGAAGAGCAGAAGAGTTGGGCAGACCTATGGTAAAGGGAGGGCAGCCAGCCGCTTGCGACAAGTGCAAAATGGTGGAGAAAAATTTTGTAATGATATTGCTGGAGTCTGAGCCAGCAGAAATTCACGCCACAATCTGCGACGATTGCTATCATGCAGAGATGGCCAAGCCAGTGAGAGAATGGGGAGTGCAAACATGACAAGCAAAAGCAAAGCTAAAGGAACCTATCACGAAAACTATTTTGTAAAGCTGTTCAAAGAGTGGGGCCTGAAGGTTCGTAAGCAGCCATTGTCTGGCGCCCTGGGCGGGGAATATTCAGGCGACCTTGTGATAACAATCAACGGAGAGGATTACATTACAGAAGTAAAGTATCGCAAAGAGAAGGGCTTCCCCTCACCATTCACAGTCCTAAAGAATAGAGACGTTGCCTTGTTCAAGCTGGGCAAGAACGAGGAAGGCTCGCCCAAGTGGGTGCTAATCATTCCCGATTATATCGTGGAGAAATTTATTGGAGCAAACAAATGAACATCAACATCACAATAAAAGAAGAGGGCGGAGCGCCAGAAGATATCTATAGCGTGACCTCGCTTATCAAAGCGGTGACCACTGTGTTTGCAGTAAGCAAGGAAGAGCTATTGAGCAAGCGCCGAATGGCTTACATCGTGACGCCTCGCCATGCTTTGTATTACCTCGGCTATAAAAACACTAGCCATTCCTTGCCTTCCCTTGCGCGATTCCTAGACCGCGACCACACCAGCATCATTCATGGACGAAACAAAACAAAGGAACGCCTAGCAAAAAACAAAGCGTTTGGTTTAAAGATTGATGAGGTTCACTTGCTTGCAATCGCCTACGAGGAGAAGCGGCAGAAGAACTTAGAGAATATCCGAGAAGATGTTGCCGATATGATTTACAAGATTAACCTGGAGAAGTTAAATGGATTATGATATCCGACACAATCTAATTCACGAGAAGTTTATTCTTAAGATGGCCAAGATGTATATGGCTCCAAAGAATATCGCCAACGATTCGGAAGCCAAGAAGATGTATTGCCGCGAGCTACGCAATGCAATCAACAAACGGATCGACTCAGGTGCCGACGAGAAAACATTTCTTAGTATGCTTGAAAAGGTATGGGACAGATGTATTGCAGACCAATCGTATCGACTGTGGTTTACGCCTGCCCTGGTATCCAAGCACGCCTCGAAAGTAAATGCTGAAAGACGCGAGACAATTAATGTAACCAACGCAAAAGTTGAGCAAGCCTTTTCACCTGAGACCAAAGCCGAGCGTCCACCTAAGTATGATGCTGCTGGTGGTGGCTGGACTATCGAGAAGTGCGACGAGCATATTGCCAACATGGAACGCATGATTGCAGACGGAGAGATAGGCGGACACATGGGGCGCAAGCTTGCAAACATTCCGCGAGTAGCAAAAGAAAGACTAATAAATGCTGGACATAAACCAGCGAACTCTTTAAGTTATGGGGTAGGAGTTAAATCATGAGCAACATAGACACCCATAGGATACAAGAGGATGAGCTACGCCGTAAGACAATCGGTGGTAGCTGCGCCCTTAAGATTATGAATGGTGATTGGCACGAGCTTTGGATGCAGAAGATGGGCTATGGTGAGCGGGTGGATTTGTCCGATGTCTTGCCAGTCCAACTTGGTGTATTCACTGAGGCATTTAATGTGCAGTGGTTTGAGAAGCTGATGCAAGTAGAGTGCAAACGTGACGCCCAGGGAGATACAGAATCCCGCTATCATTTCATGTGGGATGGCGTCCCGTGCCGAGGCACAATGGATGCAGAGTTTGAGTATCAAGGGAAACGCATTGGCCTTGAGTGCAAGCATACCAATGAGCGAGCCAACATGAACTCCCAGCTTGAGCGTTACATGCCACAGCTACAGATGTATATGCAGTGCGCTGCGCTAGAGCATATGTATTTTGCAAACATCTTTGGCAATAGCCGCTACGAATATGTGAAGGTAGCAAAGAATGAATACTATCTATCCGAGATGCACACCCAACTGAAAGAGTTTTGGAACTATGTCACCACGGAGACAGAGCCGCCGTTGTCTATGCCATACTTCAACGCAACGATTGACCAGATAGAGATTGATAACATGACATCGCGCAACATGAATACAGACAATGAGTTCATGGATAGGGCGCACAAATATATTGAGACACAACAAGCTGCCAAACAACATGCGGCAGTAGGCAAAGATTTGAAGTCCATGGTGGCTACAAATGAGCGTGAGATATACAGCGATGTATTGAATATCAAGCGTGACAAGCGCGGGTCACTCCGCATCAACGTAAAGAAGTGACCGAGGGTGGAGTAAAGCCCTCGGCCACACACTGTCGAAAGGAATAAACAGTGAGTAATGATATCACACCACCACTAATAAGTGAAGCTGCTGAACCGCTTACCCACTTGATTGGTAATGAGTATGAGTTGGGCTGGCGATCCGTATGGATACACACACCCGACGAGGCTGTGCGTGTTCAGTATAGAGACAGCCGTTTAGTATTAACTGTAGTAAGAAAGGACAAAGAACATGAGCAACAATATGGAACTATGGGAGAAGGTCTCCCAATCGGACTCGAAGTATCTGAAGAAGGTTAGCTTCGGCGCACGTTCTTTCACCAGCATTGACCCAATGTATCAGGTGCGTGAGGCTACTCGTGCCTTCGGGCCTGTAGGCCAGGGCTGGGGCTGGGACTCCAAGACTGAAATGATTACTGTAGCTAACGGAGATGTAGCTTGCATAGCGCACGTAACTCTCTGGCACGGTAGCAAAGACAACAGCTTCGGGCCGTTCACTGGATGCCGCACCTTCTACAAGAAGGAACGCATTGCAGAGGATGCACCTAAGATGGCTGTAACTGATGGGCTAACCAAGGCATTGTCGCACCTTGGGTTCAACGCCGATGTGTTCTTAGGCGAACACGACAACAAGTATGCGGCAGACAGTAAGCCTACAAACGGAGAATGGTAATGCAGCTATTGGATGTTAAGGCAATTACCGAACTGACTACCATCAGTGCGACAACGATCCGAAGAATGGTGAAGGAGAATAAGTTTCCTCAGCCAGCCAAGGTAAGAAGTCGTGATGTATGGAGCAGCAAAGAAGTCCACGAATGGATTGATAATTTACTAAAGGAGAATAAACAATGACTCAATATGATAACACAGATAGCGGCGCAGTATTCCAGCCTCGTGATAACCACAAAATGATTTTGACTGGCAAGCTAAACAACGATGGCAAGGATGCACAGATGGTAGTTACCATGTCTGTCCTGCCTGATGGCCGTAAGATTATGGATGTATACGAGAAGGTAGGAACTCTTTTCCCTAACGAGAAGAAGGACAAAGAGACTGCGCCTGATTACACGGGCCCATTGGGTCACCGCCGTGTTGCAGCCTGGAAGAAAAGCAAGGATGGCAACGCCTATATGTCCCTGAATATCAGCGACAAAATAGTTAAGAATGATGATGGCTTCGGTGCTGCACCTGCTGCCCCAGCCCAACCACTCAGTGACGAGATTCCTTTTTAATGGATGAGCTAACTGCATGGCAACAGCGAGCAATCCAAGCTGAAGGTAAACTTAGAGAGCTTGCGTGTATGCCAAACGACTCTATAGGCTGGAAAGAAATGCGTGAAGCCGCAGCCAAGAAAGCCTTAGACGATTTAGATATACCAGGCAACATCCTAATATATCTACGCAACTCGGCAGACACTACCATCCCAGCAGAACTATGTGTTCGGGATCAAGAAGGTAACTATAATGTATGGGGTATGTCTTCCCGCGCACTGTATAACCTAGTGCGAGTAGGGGTAGGTCTCATGTCTCAAGAAGAATTCTTTTCCAAGAAATGAAAGAAGGGGGCGGTCAATTAAGACTGCCCCCTTTTAATTACTTACTGCGTAAGAAGTTAAGAAACTCTACGCCAGTCTCAACATCGACGAAGCAATGGCTGAAACCTTCGGGGCTTTCCGCCTTCGGGTTGATCACCTGTAGGATAGCTTGCCCATAGTTCTGTTCGTCATAGCCACGGACTAGAGCATAAGTATCGCTAGACTTATAACCCCTAGCCCGAGCCAACCAAGATACATGTCCTTCATCTACCTGCTCCATCTGTGCTAGTTCCCAGT